ATGGACGAATTTTTAGAGATGTCAGATTTTGGTAATTGGTATGGTAAAGAGAACGACTGGCTTCGATTTGCTGATGCCGTGATTAAACTTGAAAAGAAAAGGATAATAGAAAATGTCTTGGCTATTGGATAACCCTGAAAAAGAATACATCGAATCCGTAAAAACCGATGTAATGAAAACATGGCGCAAGTTTGGCTTTGTGCCTCCATCTGAACTGAAAGGCAGAGAAAATGCTTTGGAAAACCTGCACCAAATGCAAGACAGAAAAGCCGTTATACCTGTTCAATCAAAGTAAACTAGGCAAGTTTGGACACGATAGCGACTGCAAGCGATGCCACGCTGCTAGAATCAAAGATTATAGACACAGAAAGAAAGGTAGGGACGGAACATTCGCTGCAAAGCCTGCAATGAAATCTTAACAGATTATGAGTCATCTGTTCGATCGGTTTTTACCAGAGAATTTGTTTCTTTGTGTAAATACTGCCTAGGAACGATTAAAAACGACTGTGTTGCCATCGGCAACATCAACCTAATGTCAGACCTAGACGACATCAGCGAAGCCGTTGGTGAGGCTGAAAATGGCCTTAGTGACGATTTCCCTGATGATGACTATTATATGGACATCAGAAACGATCGCTGATGATGTTGGCACGATTCTTGCTAATATTATCTATATTACTCTATAGAGCACTATAGCACTAATGATGCTAATGATTTATTATTTAATAATTATTCTTTAACATTGATGTTTCAATATTGAAAGGTGGTACTCAAATGCAACCGTGGGAAACAGAGCAAATGTATTTTTCTACTGTCCATGATATTGCTGAATTGTTAGTCAGTTATAATGTGGACACAGAGACGATGATTTCTGATGTCTTGGATTGTGTTCTCAGAATCGGTCCTGAACGCAGACAGGCATTTCAATTACTTCAGATGCTCGACTATTTTACTCAACTAAAGGCCATTGACGATGCAAACGAAATCGCAAGCGAAGTTTTTAAGGCATGAGGCGTGTGATGCCTGTGGCAGCAGCGATGCCAAAGCCGTCTACTCTGATGGCTCTGGTTACTGCTTTAACTGTAAAACCTATTTTAAGGCTTCTGAGCCGTTTTCAGAGCAGGGAAGGGGTAAGGTATTACCTATGACACAGAAAGCCGTTGTAGAGCCTATAAAGGCCATTAGCGGGGATTTCCTGAGCATACCTGATCGTGGTATCACCAAAGTTACCTGTGAGGCCTATGGTGTCAGACAATCAGGGACAGAACATTACTATCCTTACACAGACGCTAAAGGCACAGAGGTGGCCTATAAGATCAGGACTGTGGAAACTAAGCAGTTTAGATCTCAAGGCAATATCAAGGATGCTCTACTCTTTGGTCAATCTCTGTGGAATAAAGGCGGTAGATATGTGACTATCGTTGAAGGCGAATTGGATGCACTAGCGGCTTATCAGATGATGGGTTCAAAGTATCCTGTGGTGTCGATCAAGAATGGCGCTGCATCTGCCGTCAAAGACTGCCAAGCACAGTATGAATGGCTTGACAGTTTTGATGCTATCGTGCTAGCGTTCGATGCTGATGAGCCTGGCAGGGAGGCTGCTGCTGGTGTTGCTGAGTTATTTGGCAGCAAGGTCAAGATAGTCAAGTTTGCTGATGGCTTCAAAGATGCTTGCGACTATCTTAGGGGTAACAAAGGTGCAGACTTTGTAAAGGCATGGTGGGCTGCTGAGCAGTATGTTCCTGATGGCATTATCGCAGGCTCTGATCTGCTAGACCTAGTCATGGAGCCGTTGCCAAAGGCACAGGCACACTATCCTTATGTAGGACTAAATAGCGTTACTGGTGGCATCAGGCTTCAAGAGATGGTGGTGGTTACTGCTGGCTCTGGTCTTGGAAAGTCTCAGTTCATGCGAGAGATCATCTGGCAGTTACTATGTGAGACTAAAGAAAACATCGGCATCATGTTCTTGGAAGAATCAGTAAAGAGGACAGCACTATCACTGATGTCGCTAGCGATCAATAAGCCGTTACACCTATCAGAGGTAGAAGCAGATGACAGAGACAAAAAGGAAGCCTTTGATAAAACACTCGGCAGCAACAGACTCTATTTTTATGATTGTTTTGGTAGTACTGCTATCGATAACATTATCTCTAGGGTTCGCTATTTTGCTAAGGGGCTTGATTGCAGGTATATCCTACTTGATCATGTGAGCATCGTAGTCTCAGATCAAGGCCATAACGATGAACGCAAAGCCTTAGATGAGATCATGACGAAACTGCGCATGATCGTGCAAGAGACTGGTGTGTCCCTGTTTGTTGTGTCACACCTACGCAGGCCAGATGGCAAAGGCCACGAGGAAGGTGCAGCGACATCCTTGAATCAATTGCGTGGATCTGGTAGCATTGGACAATTGGCTGATATGGTGTTAGGCTTAGAACGTGCTGCTCAACACGAGGATCCAATTGAGAGGAACACAACCAGAGTGCGAGTGATTAAGAATCGATACAGTGGCGAGACAGGTAAAGCCTGTGCCGTGCTTTATGATAAGTACACTGGCAGAATGACAGAGATCAATGAGGCCTCACTATGAACCTAGAAATCGAAGCCTATGAAGGCGAGTTAAGAGAACTACGAAAAGCACTAGCGCAACCGGAACAAGAGCCGGTGGCGTATGTAACTATTGAACCTGCCATTGATGGTGATTGGCGAAAATGTCCTTCAATAAAATGGTTTAATAAGCCTACTGATGGGCCACTCTACACCGCACCGCCAGCATTAGCGCAACCGGAACAAGAGCCGGTGGCGTGGGTTTATAATGGAATACGAAAATGTCCTTCAATAAAATGGTTTAATAAGCCTACTGATGGGCCACTCTACACCGCACCGCCAAAGCGTGAATGGGTTTGTCTGACGGATGAGGAAATTGAGGAATGCAAAATCAACGGCGGCTTACCACACGCTATCAATTGGAGGCTCTCGGTAAAGGTTATGGAAGCCAAACTAAAGGAAAAGAACACATGACATCTCCCGTAATCATCGGTATAATCGCATTTGTAGCATCCATTATCAGAGGACTAAAATGATTGAACATTGGTCATCAGCAAAGGTTCAGGTTTACCTGGAAGAGAAGGACAAAGAAATAGAATCGTTGGAAGAGGCTGTCGTTATCCTGACACAGCAACGCAACGAGGAAGAGCAACGTACAGAGCAGTGTGTAAAGTTTCTGTGGACTCTGCTGCATCCAGAAGAGATGGGGTGGGCAGTGTCTCAGGAAGTAAGAGAGCAAGCAAAACAAACCTTAATCAACATTGGAGAATACTATGCAAGCAACAGAAGCGAAGTTGAAGTTTGATAATTACGTTGGCTTTGATGACCAAGGCTATCTAGAGTGCTCTATCTTCATCGGTAAAGAAGATGAGCCTATCATCAACCACAAGTTCTCTATGAAAGACATCGTCAATGAATTTCTTGAGATCCGATCATCCAAGTTAGGCTTTGATAAGGCTTATGACAAGCAGCGTCAATTGGTCATCAGCACTCTTGAGAAGTCTATTGAAGCACTGAAAAAGGCAGCATGAGCGCCTGGCTTATTGCTATTATAGGAGTTGTGTATGCGATTGTGGCTGCTGATTTACTTTGGCGTGGTAATGTTGGTCTCGGGATTGCTTTTGTTGGCTATTCAATCGGGAATGTTGGACTCTATCTTGCTGCTAAGGTGAGCACATGAAAACCTACTGGATTCAACACATGGCACATCTGAATGCACAAAGTGCAGCCATTTTCGTTCTATTTCTTTTATTTGTAGTTATCTTTGCACTATGGAGGTCTTATGCCGAAGGTTAGTGGTGTCCCCTATGATGTTAAATTAGAGGGCTTTGAAGAATTTAATCCTCTAGATCACATAAAAACTAAAGAGCAATTGGATGAATATGTCGCTGCGCTGAAAAGCAATCCTGTTGAATTAACAGATGAGCGCATTCTTGAGTTGGCTAAGGAAGTAGGCGCATCCAAGGTCTTTGTTGCTGGCTATGCTATCTCTGGCGACAAGAAGATCATTGAGTTTGCTAGACTGTTGGAGAAAGAACTTGAATCCCGTTAGCATATCGACAGTGCTCAATAAGAGCGGTGTAATGACGATGTATGTTCTAATGGATGACGGTACTATTCTGAAAAAGGCAGAAGATGAAAACCGATGGACAGAGGCGAGTAGTATTCCTCGACATAGAGACGAACAGCCAAGCCAGCCAGATCTGGTTGTGCGTAACAAAGGATCAAAGAAGCGGAGTAGTTGAATGTCATCGCAAGGCAGAAACTTTATTAAAAACATTAGAGGACA